GGCTGCTTGGACCATTCCCATAGCGGCCTGGCTAAAAGCTACTTCGTTCTCATGGCTCCCGCTTAGTGCATAGGCAATTGAACTAGCTAGCTGCAGGATCACGGCCTCGGTGATCAGCGGGTCCCAAGTGGTTGGGTCGGTGTTGTCGTATACATAAATTAAGGTAGGCAATTCGGTGTCGGTGTACAGTATTCCCGATTCCATGCTCGATTCGGCAATATCGCCATTCTCGTCAAGGACCATGATGCTGCGGATATAGTCAGCTGGGATTGCCAGCATATAGTCATAATTAGTTTCGTTTTCGTCTGGTATGGCTTTCAATACGGCTTTCAAGTATAGCCATTTAGCGGTTCCGTCCGTGACTTCGGTGCTAGCGCTCCAAGTTGGCGCGGCGCTCCCGGTCGTTCCTGCGGTGCTGCAGGTGTACTGCTCCGGTATTGTTGACCTGGTGACGGTGATAATGTCGCCGGCCGCGTAGGCTGTGCTAGCCTCCCAGGTTCCGCCGTAAAGCTTAGTGCGCTTCTTGGCGCAAGTCCAGGGCTGTAGGCGTAGAATTGCGCGGCGGGCCTGGGCGTAGAATATCGAGCATAGTTCGGCGGCCTTAGTCGCCGGGGCGGTCTCCCAGGTGGCGGCTAGCGTCTCGTGTTGCCCGTTTTTGAGTAATGCCGCTGTCGCTATCTGTATTGCAGTCAATTTCCGCCTCCATTAAAAACCTGGGCAAGTCTCCCTGCCCAGGTCATTGGTCATTCCTCTAGCTTGGTGTCGAGAAAGTCATCGGCCGGCTTCTCGTCGGCCTTCTCGATTGGTTTCTCGGCCGGCTTGCGGCCGGGCTTCTTGGCTTCCGGCTTCTCGGCCGGCGTGTCCTGTTCCGGCAAGTCAAAGTGCCGGGCAAATTTCGGATTGACTTCGTAGGTCTTGCCGGCTCGGTGCCGAATCGTACCATCAAAGAATTCCGTTTTGCATACTGCTACCATTAAAATGCTCCTGTCGGGATATCCTCGGCCAGTCCTGCAGTTAGGGTAATGCCTGCGGGGGTTGCCTCGCGTGCATAGGTCCATACTACGGTTCCGTCGGTGATCGGGCTGTCGTCGGGGTCCCAGGTCGGCTCTGTGTCCGAGGTGGTTCCTCCGGTGGTGGCTTCCCAGACTTCGTTCGAGTCTGTTCCGGCTTCCACAATTAGCAGGTGTTCTGCCTTTAGCGCTTCGCCGGACCATGCCGGTCCGGTTTCCTCGGTCGTGACATATTGCACGCCAAGGTAGCGCTTCGGGATACTTTCGGGCAATTCTAGCTTGATCATCAACCCGGCTACAAGCTCGGCCTTGGTGTAGGCGCGGCTTGATACTAGCACGGTAGGGGTGCCTAGCGTGGCGGCATCGGCGCAAATTACCTGAAAGGTAATGCCTCCGCCGGTGGTCATGCTAGCATCGACCTGAACATAAACGTCAAGCGGCTTGGTAGTTCTGCAGCCCTTCGTCAAGCCCAGGTCGATTGATTTTACCCCAGGGATATCGCCGGCAGCGATCACGGCTTGGGCTTCGCTGAACATCAAAAGCTTATCGGTGATCACTGTCGGCCTCCTTAGAATGAACCGGACGGGATGGTTTCGGTCAAGCCTGCGGTGATCAAGCCGCCGGTCATGTTGGTAGTGGCTACGGTGTAGCGCAAGCCCACATAGCGCTGGCTGATCAATTCGGGCATTTTTTCCTTGAAAAATACCGTGTTGGCAGTCAGGCTGGCAACGGGGATCAGGGCTGAGGTTTTCAGCACGGTAACGCTGCCGGTTAGGGCGGCGTCGGTGGCGCTGATAATCTCCACTTTCAAGGTACCGGAAGCGCCGGCAAAAGCGGCCGATCCGGTCTTGGCGTAGACAGATAACGGGTTTTTTACCCGCAAGCCTTTGGTCAGGCCCAGGTCAATGCTTTTCGTGGACAGGTACGCGGCGATATTTCTAACGTCGGCCTGGTCCTCGCTAAACATATTTAGTTTGTCGGTAATCATTGGTTCGATCCTTTCTGGCCCCTTGCGGGGCCGTTTCATTACCAGCCGGTTACGATGGCTTCGGTGTTCAAAATCGCGTCACAGCGCTTGAACGGGATACCACCGAAACGGACAATATCGCGGTTCTCGGTTAGCTGGTCCATAGTAAGGCTATAGGTCGACTTGGCACGGGCCTGCTTGCGAAGGAACGATTCGACTTTGCGGTTACAGTAGAATACTGGGCGGCATCCGGTGGTGCTGCGTAACTTCGTTACGGCGTCATCAAGGGCGTTGAATAGGTCGAATACGGCCGGGTCGGAAGTCATGCCGGAAGTGTCGATATTGGCAATACGGACTACATAGCGCCAATCGCGTACAGTCAGGCCCAGGTCCCACTTGTAATGGCTGCGATAGCCTTCGTACATACCGCCGGCGGCATCAAATAGGGTCTGCTTGCCCAAGTCCTCATGCTGCAAGCCAGCCATTGATCCCTTGGGATAGATAGAATGGCAAGTGTTGTTACCCCAGCCGACTAGCCAGATGGAAGTCTGGTCGGCGTCGGTGTGGGTGCCGGTTCCGGTAGGGCGTACAATGTTATTGCCGATCAGGCCAGTGTCGCTCGAATAGGCGGCGTAGCGGGCGGCCAGGCCAGTGAATTCGGCGTCGTCGCTGGCTTCGTTGCCATAGAATAAGGTACTAGCCATTTCCTGGTTCATCGCCTCAATAAAGGCGCGATCCTCGGAAAGCCGGAAAGCGGCGGTGTTGCCATTCAGGTCGGCCAGGCTCTTATCGACCTCGGCGTATGCCTCTAGCATACCGCAGGTGTCGGTGATCTGGGCGGTCCGGCTCTTGCTCGGCTGAACACCATAATTCAGGCGGCGCCAGGTAGCGGTCGGCAATCCGGTGCGGATCGTGGTTTTGTGGCCGGTGGGAAGATTGCCTTCGACTGCAATCATGTCCTCAAGGATCAGATTGTCCTGCGCCATCATCTCGATAATGGTCGCAATTTTGTTGTTCTCGTCCAGGCGACTGGCGATGTCTAGCATCGTTACGCCTACGCCGTTAGCTTCGGTAGCCATGTGTTTGTCCTTTCGTTAGCTTGGGTAAAGGATGTTTGCGGCATCCTTTTTCTGCGGGGTCGTGCCGCTTTTATAAGTGGCAGAGTCCTCGCGCATCATCATGCCGACTTTCTGGAAGTGTCGAATCACTTCGATATTGTTCCCCAGGCCGGCATCCTGTAAAGCTTTTAAGAGTTCCGGGCTGCCGTATGCGGCCACGCCGCGCTTTACAACCTCATGGTTCTCTTGGTACTTGTCGCCCCATTCTGCTTGTAGGGCGTCGGTCAACTCTTTTTTCTTCACGCTTACCTGGTCAGCGGCGAGTTTCTTATCCGCTTCTTGGCGCTCTCGATAGGCTGCGACTTCCTTTTTAGCGGCTTCGGCTGATACTTTTACCAGTTCGTTGGCCTGCTCTTTGGTCAGTTTTAGCTTATGCGCTAGCGCTTGGAAGCTCTCAACTTCCTCCGGCAAGTACTCGATATCCTTGTCGAGCTCAAGTTCGTAGCCTTTCGGATCGGTTGGGACGTCTCTGACTTCGGATTCACGGTCGATTAGGCTTTTCACGACTTCATCAAATTTCGAATACTTTTTGGCAAAGTCGGCGAATCGCGGATCGGCGCGCAATTCCTTGGTCGTGGCGTTGGCCCAGCCTGGCAGTTCCGATACTGGCGTCGTTTTCACTTCGCCAGGGACTGCCTCCGGTTTAACGTCTACCGGCTGGCTTGGTGCAGCCGCCGGCTTATCTCCAGCTGGTTGGCTGGCTACTTCTGCAATAAAGGTGTCCGGCGCTTCGGCCGGTTCACTTGTGGGCTGTCCTGCGCTGCCGCCGGTCGCTTCGCCTTCCGGTGCAAAATAGCAATACTGCCTGTACATTCTAGTCGCTCCCCTGGTTCAACAACGCTACGGTGGCGCTGTGTCCCATTTTTAGACCTAACCTATCCTTCAAGTAGAAGGTGGCAAAATTCTTTAGTGCGTGTTGCTCAAGCGTCTGCGCTTCATCATTCCAGCATAAATCCTGCAAGAGCGCCGATAACACGATAGCGCCTTCCGGGGTGCTGTAAACTGCCCTGGTGATGCGCTGCAGTTCTTTTTCTGCCTCGCCCCTGGGTAGCTGTGCAATGTAGTTCGCGCTCTTTAGCTTCATTTCTTGGCTGCCTGCTGGGCCTGTTTGCCAAGCGCTTCAAGCGGTGATCCTGCGGCGACGGGCTGATTCAGCTTATCCATGTTCTGCATGATAGCCTGATCCTGCATCGCGGCCTGCTGCTGCTGCATGGCCTGTTGCTTCATCTGGCGGATTTGCTTGACCAGGCTAGCTTCGCGGGTTATCGCCGCCGGTACTCCTCCGGATTCAAGCGCCGACTTCATCAGCTCGTCGCTGTCGATATTGTCCAGGGTTTCGGGGAACATCTGGCCGATTACGCCGATGTATTCTATACCTGCGTTTACACCACTAGCCGAGAAGTATTTCTTCTGGGCCTGCGCCATAAAGCCCAGGAATTCGATATCAAGCCCGGTCGGCTCTTTGGCCTGCTTGATAGATTCAGGAGGCGGCGGTAGTTTCCCGGCGCGCATCAATAGGTTAAAAGTGCGCTTGATTAGCGGCTGCAGTACTTCGGTGGTGTAGCGGCCGGTGACATAACCCAGGATAGCGGCCTTCTCTCCGGTGCGCTCTATCACCTCGCGGGCGGTCATCTGTCCCTGAGCCTGCTGCAGCATCAAGTAAATATTGACATTGAAATGGTCGTTGATTATCTGGTCCTGGCGCTGTTCGGTGTCGCTGGTTATCGGGTAGTTAGCTCCTACCTGTACCGATTCGATCCTTGGCGTGTTGCGCGGGACGTATATGCGGCCTCCGGGGATCACTGTATCGTCGCCCTCAAGCTCCTCCGGTACCACTAGGGTCGGGTCTGCAGTCAACTGGGCCAGGCGTAGCCGGCTCTTGGTCATCTGGTTAGCGCCCAGGATATCGCCCAGGGCGTCAATGCCAGGCGACCGGCCGTATACCTCGCCGGGGTTCTTGGCGTAGCGGCTGACTACAAAAGGAAATTCCCAGTATCCGCCTACGTCCAGAATTTTGTGGGTGTCCTTGTCAAACCATACCGATACAAAAGGCATCCGGGGGTCGGTGTTCGCCCTGGCTCTCCATTCTTTGGTAGCCGGAAAGACTGCATGGCGGATCGTGACACGCTCGAATGGCGTTTTTTTGACAAGCTCCTTCTTTTCATCGGGCAAGGTGTCGGTAAATCGCTCGCCGGCTTCCTTGTAGGTCATGTATACGTCCTCATGGACCGTATCGACTTCTCCGAATGTGTTCTCGGCAATCCAGCAAGCTAGCGGGTGACGGCATTGGTACACCATCTTTTTGCGGCCGATATCTTCCTCGGTATAGATAATGCCAGTACCGATAGCGTGGGCATCCGGGTTTAGTTCGCCCAGGGATTCGTAGAAGCTGCTAGCGTTGAATTCGGTGTAAAGGATTTTTTCGCATTGCTCCAGCCATTTGGCAATGCCTGGCAAGCGCATTACGTCGCCGGTTAAAATAAGCTTGAACCATGCGCTTTGACGGTTGGCGGTGTAGCCCTGAAATCCTGCGCTAGAAATATTCAGGGCGCGGATACCTCTGGAATTGTACAGCGTTGCGGGGCGCTTGTCGGCGCCCTTCCCGTCCGGTCCATAGAATAGCCGGGTCGGGTTGGTCATTTCCCATACCTCTTTCCAGAGTGATTCCCAGGCGGTGCGGTCAGTCTTGAGCGCCTTGATCTGGCTCTCAAGTTCACTGATTAGCGCGCTATCTTTTACGCTTGATTCGGATACAGCGATTTTGCGCCTCCGCCCTGTTGGGCCATCATCATAGCTTGGTCGCGGGTAAAGGTGCCTGCCTGGGGCTTCTCGGCCTGCAGGTATACGGTCGGCTGACCTATTGGATTAACAAATCCAGGTATATCGGAAGGCTGG